CCGCTCATCGTGGATATTGTGGATTCCACGTTTCGCCGCCAGTTCCAAGCTCGTTTGAAACTGTATAAGGACAGAAACTATGTGGTAGAAGAAATGGAGGTGTAATATAATACATAGAATGCCCGCCCACGATCGCCCGAAACGCCAGAGTGTGAAATCCATGACCAAGACCGAAAAGGCAGAGGCGGATGCGGCTCGTAATAAGGAGGCAGAGAAGGCTCGTCGCACCGCAACCACTGCTGCTGCGACGAAGAAGCGTGCCGTCAAGGTCACAGTCGACGATATTTCTGACCGTTTTTCCAAGATGCAGATTGCGGGTCGGCGCACCCATCGTCGGCATCGGACTACACGCCGAAAGGCCCGTGGATCTCGTATCCCTGTAGCGTAATGTCCCGATACTCCCGACTACCCGTGCTCAAGAAATGCCTCAGATTTTTGCTCCAATCAACGAGTTCATACTTTCGGTTAATTAGAAGATCAACGCCGTAAGGGTGCGTAATACGATCAGAAATAGCGAACTCAATATGGTCGTCGAGCGACCAACCATATTGACTTACAGTCCAACGCAGGGTTTTCGTGATATTGAACCCTGCATCCTGACCTGCGGGAATAATCTTTTTATGCGTGTGATTAATCAAAAACTCGCTCATTAAGTTATTTGGATGGATACACCCACACAGTTAAAATCATTGCAAGGAGCAGTAGCGAACTGAAGTATCCTTGAAACATATACCTGTTCTCACGATTGATCTTCAATCCAAACATGTTGAGAAACGGGTCTATGATGGTCACGTTCTGGCCATGATAATACCGTTCTAGTCGTGTGAAAGGACACCCGTAGCCCGATACGTGGAAAAATGCGATCGGAATAAAGACTGCGATCAACAGCGGACGGAGGTTCGGGCGACTTGCAAACATTGCGACGAACAGAACTAGAACAAATTGGTGGGCTCCGTATATGACCCAGCCAAGATTCATGGCTTACTTACTTCTTACTTCTTCTCAAGAAGAGAACGGCTGCAGAGAATGTAGATGAACAGGGAGTTGATCACAGGGATAGCAAAAGCAAGCAGGCTGCGGAAGAGGAGCATCCACCCCTTCTTTCCACGGGTCGAAACGATAAGGACGACATCTGACACCACCACAAATCCAGCCAGTAGAGCAATCAGGCCGAACATAATGTAGAAGTAGCGGCACACTGTGGAACTTGTGATCTGCTGCATCCAATCAGGTTCAGAGGCAGGAAGAACATTCATTTGCCTTTTATTACTAGGTTCTCAAATATCTTCATCATAGTTGTAAGTTGCCTGTTCCACATACTCTTCAGCATTCGCAGCACGCGCACGCATATCTCCGTAATCTCCGTAATCGTATTCAACCTCCACATCGCCATTCTGAGGGACTTCACCCTGCGGCCCCACATCCCGCTCATCGTTCAGCCCTTCTTCGGGTATATCTGCCTCTTCTTCCCGCTCGCCAGGTGCCACCACTGGATTATCAGGTTCCAAATTTTCTAGATCCGCCCGCAGTTCCGCCACAAACGCATCACGATCAGCCTTCGTAATCAGGTAAGGCGCAAGGCCAAGATCGCGTAGAGTATTGGTCACTTCACGCTGCGAATCTGTCATGTTACGCAAGCGAGACTTGAACTCTTCGCGCTCGCGGGCCACATAACGGTCCACCATACTGCGTGTTTCGGCCGCTGACGACAGAAGAGTTTTCAGGGACGCATCAGTTTTCAAGGCACTCTCAAACTGCGTTTTCACCGCCTCGCTCTCAGCCACGCGAGAACCCAGTTCAAGAATGAATCCCTTGTAAATATCGCGACGCAGGGACGAATCGCCTGCGGCCTGCTCTACGGCCTTTCGCGCTCCCTCGATGTATGACCGCAATTCCCGACTGGAAATCGTTTCCTCTGCCAGAAGACCGTAGACGCGCAAAATAAACGCCTGAAGAACTCCTGGTCTTTTTTCTTCCACGATCTTCTTCAGTGAATCGATAGGCTTAATTTTGAGACGCCGACGGATCTCTTCGGTGGTTGTTGTTGTTGCAACAGGCGTAGCGAGGGGGGCGGGGGGAATAACTAGTTGGGCTTTTCTGGAAGGACGCAGGGGCCGAATAATCTCGAGCGATTCCTGGGTATACGAAAACCGCGTGGACGGAGTGAGCCATGGTGTATATGCCCTACACGAATACCGCACTTCAGGTTCAGTATTTACCCTATCCTCTGGCGCCAAAAAGCTTATATCCCGCGACGGCTGAACCATTGGCGGATCAAATGTTTGCCGCATCACTGTTCCTACGGCCACACTCTCCGTTCGTTCCCGTGCTGCCTGCAACTCTTTTGAGAACCGAGGAGCAAACTGTTTCTGCAAACTGGAAAGAATTACGCGTCGTGTTCCCTTACGATCGTTCAGGAGAGTTCGCAAGAAGATGACCGAAGAACCCTTGAATGTTCCAGGATAACTCTCGAAGGTCTGCATCAAGGCTCCCATCAAGGAATCAACGAGGGGTGAATCATTCAGGTCTTCTGTATCCCTCGGGAATCCACGCAGAAGTAGGGGTTTCGATCCAAATGATCGACGAGGAATCAGTTGGGGCTGGTGGGTTTGTAACAAGATAATTGTGGCATTGAATCCGAAGAGCGAAAGAGCCATATCCACATCGCCCTGCTGCTTTGCTGATAACTTTTTTCCTGAAATACGTGCCTGGACTTTCCCTGATTCGGTCCTCACATAATCCAAAATAGGTTGGAGCTGTTCTTCCAGCGGCAAAACTTGGATGAGAGACAGGATGAGATACATCAGATCTTCACCTGGACGATCATTACGAAACACAGACTGCATATTCTTCAGCTCGGCCGCAAAACTTATATGTTCCATACTTTTCTGCCCTGACGCCGCCGACTTTCCGTAATGGGCCATCACTCGGCCATTCTCATCAAACTGATCCTGCTGCTGAATGACCGCAGAAATACGTTCCCCCGAGTATCGGCAGACATAATACCCCGACTCTTTCTCACACCACGTTTTCAAGAACTCTCGTGGATCTTTGGCGTACGCTCCCTTGAGAATTTCCAGTTCGTGTTCACATACCAGAAACGCCGATGATTCAGGGTCTAGATACAGATGATCTTTCAGCGGAACATCGCGAATCAGTGCTTGGATTTCATACAATTTGTCTTCCTCCGCTTTCATGTCGTCGTCGAGAATCGACACAATCATTTTGCGTGTCTCGTTTTCCAATGAGGCAGGAGCAGCAGCAAGGTTCTTGGTGAAGAAGTCTGTGTTGTATACCCTGTATTTCTCAAGCAGAGCCATATGCTCTTTCAAGATACGATCATGCGTTCCTGGCGTCCACGGCTGCCGATTCTCATACGGATCATCTTCCCGCTCCTTTTGAATGAACTGGAGAGGAGTGCACCCATACCCTGCCAAATACTCAGTGGTCACTTTCTTCGTTGGGCAAATGAGACCCGAATGACCTACGGCTCCACATGATGCACACTTGGGCGCACGAAAGATTCCGCGCGTCTGGAAATCCGTGAATCCCGAGATCTCGGGAGGAAGGCAGTCATCGGCGGTTCCATCGATGGGTCCTACTTCGGGCAGCACAATAGGCGGAGGAATCGCGTTCACACCTACATCTCCTGCTTGGGATAGTAGCATAAGAGATACGAGGGATCCTCCATCAGTCTGGGACGATAACCACTTGCGGGAAGAGAGGGAGGAGTACCATGGAGTTTTGTAGGCGTCTAGTAGAGTTTTGGACGGGGCATCTTCGTCACGGGCAGTAAACGACAGTTCGGTGGGAGGAGGTGATTCGTCCACAACCGCTACAGGTGGGAACTTTTTCGTCCACAGAGCATTGGGGACATCACGAAGACCAATATCGTAAATCTTCATGTAGTTAAGACCTTCGGTATACGGATCATTCGTTTCAGGGACTGCGTGTTCAAATACAGCCTCCATCGTGGGCAGAAGTTCAGGGAGAGGTTCTGTGGACTCTAGTTTTACAGGATGAGCGTGAACAGAGAGAAAGGGGTGGTCAGTGAGGGGAGCAGGTGGAGCAAGTGGAGGGTTGTCAATAACATAGTGTGTGAACTTTGCAGTATCTCCCGTATCTTCGCGCATCACAGGAACAATGGTATACGTTCCATCCTCGCGATGACTTGTTTTCGTATACCGAAACCTGTCAAGAACATACCGTCCTTCAATTTCCGACTTTCCGTTGATAAACACAGGTGTACCATCTCCACCTTCAAAATAGATGGCAGATTTGGGGAGGGCGTCAAGGAGCAGAAGGTAGTAATTCGGAGCCATAGCGGCGGTTCCGTCGTCATAAAGAGGCGTCCACCGTTCCATCCAACTGTACCCTGTGACCTGCGGCTCTCCCTCGTGACCATAATGCACCCATGGAAGTGTTAGGGGGCGAGTATATTCTGTGTGTGCAAACCCTTCTGTCGTTTCTTTGACGGCGCGCTTATACAGTTTCGTGAACGAGTCTACTTCATACTCTGCTTTCCTCACCACTGCTTTGGGAATACGGCCCTGGGTAGGAAGAAGCTTTTCAATGAAATCCGAAGCCTGCTCTTCATACGTGAAAAAGCGAATGGTTTCAGGTCTCTGAACATCTTCTTTAAATTCGAATTCTTCAAGGACCTGAAAGTCCTTGGAGGGATCAAACAGGAGTTCGGCGGCGGACATTCCCCTCTTCTTGCTTACTTCTCCACACTAGAAATTGTGCTATCACACAGACCGTGAATCGCCGTTCCCACCATATCGAGAATCGATTCAGGCGTGCGGGTTGTTGCAAAGCGGAATACCATTTCGGGGCGGAGAGGGTGAGGGACATCGTAACTCACAAAGGAACACAGATCAGATTCGTAGGCCACAATCTGGGCTAGGGCGCCAATCGTGTGACCTTCCGTCGTCGAGACCACGCGGTAGACATTGGGTTCCGATTCACGAATAATGCTTTCTTTTCCCGCCTTCACCCACGCTGTGGTGCGGCTCTTAATTAGATCTAGAGCATCCTTGAGCAGTTCCTTGGCGGGGATCACACCAATACTCTCGATCTGGACATCGAACCAGTCAGGGCGCCCCTTCTCGTTCTTGTGAATGATGCGCTGCTTGTGGAACACCTCGAATGTCTGCTTGTCCGTGTGTTCCTCCCTCACGAGATCCGCCTTCGCCTGATCGACGTGCGCCGCATACGACGCCAAACACACCTGCGATGACTTGGGGTTCACGGTGAGTCGGGCAGTAATGTGGATTGTTTCGCCCTTCTTTAGTTTCATGAAATACATGGGGGTCTTGAGATCACGGTCCTTCATCAGGATATCTGCCCTCGCCCCCGACACCACGAAATCATTGGATGTCACTTCCTGTGTATCCTCTACCACTGGATAGCGCAGAGTCAGGCGGGCATTCCTGATTACGTCCTCGTCGGTGGGGCGAACGGCAACAGGGAGCATTTCTGTGCGATGCCTTACCAGTTCGTGGGGCATCAGAGTAGTGTTATCCAGAACCTGGACGTCCGTGATTTCCACGGTAGGAGTTTCGTTCAGAAGAATGCGACGAATGGCGTTCACAAACTGGGGAGGGACGCCGCGAACCTCGAACTTCATGCCGTAGCCGCCGAGAGTGATAGACTTTGCAGGAATCATGGTTGCTGGTGTGCTTGCCATCCCTCTGTCTCGTTATTGAACTATTCGTTTTTATCTACTTGAAATTTAATGTCCACGAACGCCTACGTTCCCATCCTCTTTTACAGTGGCCAAAGTTGTGCTAATTCCAAGGAAGTGGTAGGAACCATTCAGGCCCTGAACAAAGCTTCCCTGTTCCGCTTCGTCGACGTCCAGACCACCCCTCGCCAGTTCCTGCCTCCTGATCTCAAGAGTGTTCCCACCCTTCTTTTTCCCCAGACTAAGCAGATGGTGGTGGGCAAGACCAATATCTTTGCTCACCTTTCGAAACCCGTGGAGAGCCGCCGCGAGATCCCCACACCTCGTGCCCCTGCCACCCAGCCCGCCGAACCTATGTTTTGGTCCTTCAGTGAGTCGGGAATGTCCAGTGGATTCTCGAGCTTTGATGGTCAAACCAAAGTCGCTGAAGATCGGTTGCGGTATTCGTTCCTCGACGGCGAAATCAAGACCTCGGGGCAGGAAGTGATTAATCCTACAGGAACAACTGATGGCGAGGGCGGAAGCAAGACGGGTAGGAACAATGATGTAGCCTCGCGGATGGAAACCATGCAGTCTATGCGCGACGCCGAATTCAAGGCTACGGCGCGGCAGTAGCGCGGCAGTAATTTACAGATTCGTCGGTCTATACATATAATCATAGATGTCGGCCACCATCTATCTCAAGAGTTTTTTCCACCAGCTCTCCGACGTTGTCGGCGAGCTTGCGGATATGTTTCCCGACGATCCCGATTTCGGTGTGTTCAAGACCTATATTTCCCTCCTCCAGCGCACGAATCCCACGATGGTCATCGATACCTTTTATGAACATGTGGCCATGAAGTTCGAAGACCAGATTAATGCGAAAAACGAGGACTTTGTGTTGAAGTATGAGGCTACCGAATACGGTTCGGAAGGAATGGACATCGTGTCAAAAATCAAGTCCTACTGGTCTGTTCTCTCCCCTGATTCCAAGACTGCGATCTGGCAGTATATCTATATTCTCAAAGAGCTGGCGAAGAAGTATAAGTCGTGAACGCCGTATCCAGCCGCCAGTTCGGGTTTGATTCAGGAAGAATGAGGGGAGGAGGCGAGTCAGATCTGTTCTCCACATGTGAGAGCCGCATCTCCAGATTATCGATACGCTGGTTCAGTCGCAGGTTTTCCCCAACTACAACCTCATAACTCTCGTCCAAATCAATGAACGCCTCCTCCACCGCCTTCATGCGAGGAATGAGATGATTGATGTAATACTCCGACCTCTCAATATCTTCGCGAAGTCTTAGAAGCGTGCGTACAGCCTGCTCTTCCTCGCTGTCTACTTCAACTTGATCCTGCTGCCCGTCCATCTCCTGCTTATCCGCCCTGATCTGCTGAACTGCGCGATGACGACGCTCCTTCTGATTCTCGAACTCCAAGAACCGCTTGAGACGTTCACGACGGGCCTCGATCGTCCCTGATGCACGTGAATGACGAGAGATGAGTTCGCGGTTCAGTTGCTCGATAGTCAGAGTATTAACGTTCATGTTCATGTTGTATGACACCAAATTACCCTATCCAACCACGATCCGTTTTGTCCAAAACGAATCGTGATTGTTTGTAGTTTTTCTTTCTATTATAAAACATGTCTGGTTCTTCGCTGTATTTGGTCTTCACGCTCGCCCGTGGAGATATTCTCAACTGCCGAATGGCAACCTATCATCGCCAAATAGCTGAGTTTGAGTGCGTTGTCGCCATGCGCGCCAACTCTGATCGCTGGGCGCGGATCATTGAAGTGCCCTGTTCAATTCCCGAGACACAGAAGGTATGGATTGCCGTGAACAATGTTGGTCAATTCAGTCAGATTTCGGTAGGCGTATACGATCAGGCCGAGACCGTTCCGTCGGGAACGGAATGGGTTGAGGATTTGGTAGTATCCGCCTAAGTTGGGACAATGTAGTATATTGTTATACTTGCTGAACCATTGCCATTAGATGGGTAACCACCGACGCCTTGATATACATTATCTATATATCCCTCACCTGGCTTGCCATCGTTCTTGACGCTGGTATCCTCGTACCCGCCGCGGCCGCCTCGATGTGAAGTATCCCATGTTCCTCCCCCGCCTCCGACTGCAGCTTGCCCGAAGACGAGGTTAGCCATTCCACCGCCTCCACCTCCAGTCGCTTCAACTTTTTTTATAACAGTTCCGCCACGAGCTACTTGCACAAGAGATGCCCCTCCTCCTCCTCCTGCTGACCATTGGGAGTATATAGTTGATTGGGCAGTACCCATCTATTGTAATACATGAGATACTTTTCACCTATTATTTTACGGACAATTGGGGGGAGGGGTAAAAGACCTCTGCACCGAACCGCCACCTCCACCGATTCCTGTTCCTCTAGTTGGATTATTATTTGCACCGTTGCCGTTCGCTGTTCCCGCGTTACCAGACACTCCGTTTGCACTTCCTCCCCGACCTCCTGTCGCCTTCGAAGCGTTGTCATATGTGCCATTGGCACCCCCGCCTCCTGCAGCTACAAATATACTATCGCCTTGTTGTATTGCGCGATATCCATTAAGAGTAACGTATCCGCCTCCTCCGCCACTGCCAGTGCCGCTTAAGTTTCCTGGATTGCCACTTCCCCCACCAGCACCTGCCACCGTCATATTTGCAAATGTTCTTGCACCTGCGACACCAAATGTACTCGTTCCAGATGTGTATGTGACAGATCCATAGGTAAACCTTACAATTGCAGATGCTGCACTGTAATATGAATACCCGCCAGGGTCGCTGTATCTTGTTATTAAGTAGAATGTTCCACCACTCCCTGGAATTGTGAACTGAATATTTGTCGTGTTCTGTGCTAGATCTGTGTATCCAGCTACCGCTCCTGCTGGCACGTTTTGCGAAGGAATAGTTGGAGGAGTCGTAGTTGAATAGAGAGTATACGTGAATCGACCCGCAATACTTGAATCAACTGTAATTGGCGTCCATGAAATCCAAATCGTATTTGATGTTGCAAGTGATTGGTCAGAAGAGCCAGCAGCTGATCCCCATACTACATTTGTCACTGCTGCAGGGTAGACGATATTCCTGTAGGCTATAGTGCCACGGTTTCCATTAATGGATTGTGCAGCACCTATTCTATAGACAATATTTGGGTTTAGAACACCATTGTTAATCGTAGTTGTAAGTCCCGTGAGCGTCTGAGTCTGTCCATTGTATCGTGTATCAATCGTTGCAGGATTATCATACAATACTACAACATTGCTTGTTGAGTTCGGTGTAAAGTTTGCTGTAAACGTCGAATTGATTCCGTTTGGAGGGTTTCCAGTTCCAAATGTTAGTGTTGTGGAGGTGATGAGTCCATTGACCGCGAGAACAGTGACTGAATGGGGGAATGCAGGTGATGTGAACCCTGTAGCCGTGACAAACACATTAAAATTGTAAGTTTGTCCTGTGACAGCTCCAGTGTATGTAAGCACATTTCCTACAACTGTTGGACCACTTAGACCTGCAGGCGTGCTGCCAGACCACACCCCGCCAGCTGTTCCTGTACCTGTAAGTGTGATTGTTCCTCCGACGTTCACGCCTGTAACGCCTGTCACAGTAGGATTTCCAGATTGCGCCGTACGATTGCTTGTAAAGAATGCGGTAACTCCTGCGTAATTCAAACTGATCTGGTTCGCTGCGATGGCGTAATTCGATCCGCGTGCAGTAGTTGAGTAGTCAACAAATGCGCCGTTAGTTGTTGGGTTGCGGTTCCCTGATGTGGATAATTGGAGCGGATTTGCTCCCCCTCCACCATTTGATGTTGTTGCTGGGAACCCCCATGTCGAAGTAGTCGCTCCAGTCCAAGATCCTGCTGACGTAATAGACCAGTTCGCAGTGAGCCGTATAGAAGTATAGTTAGCGATTGAAATTACAACAATGCCGCTATTTCCAGATTGATTAAACCCAAACCCACTATTTCCATATGTCCCAATCCGAGTTCCAACGGCTGCGATTGGTGATATACTTCCTTCGTAACCGTTATATCCGCCGCTACCTCCACCACCATCCCCCTGTCCTTGCTCTCCAAAGTATGCGCCGCCGCCACCGCCAGCGTAAATTTTGGTGCTTCCAATAATCACATAGGAATTCCATCCACCACCGAACGGGTATGTGCCACCCCTTCCTACGAAGTATGTTATCGGTGTTGTAAGTGTAAGATTTGTGAATGTATACGTTGCTACCGCTCCATTTCCGCCAGGTGCATAACCCCCACCGTAAGGGGCGCTACCGCCTCCACCTCCAATCACGGTCACTATAATCGTCGGATTTGTAGCTCCACCTGGAACCGTCAGTATATTGTTCGTAGGCGATGTGTATTGCGCATTAGTAATGGCTTCTGCAAATGTTATGGTTCCAAACCCGAAGTTGGGTGCTGTAAACGTTGGTAAGGTGGTCGAGTTTGTGTATCCGTTATACGTCAGGGTGAGTGCCGCATTTGGAGAATAGATTGTTCCTGTCGCCGAGATTGCTCCGTAATTGTTACTGAGCGCAGTTGTCGTTGCAGAACCGCCTCCTCCCAGTGTCGTATACGAAGGGTATGTCCACGTCACGTTGAATGCGTTGGATGCACGGAGTATCAGATTTCCAGCTCCTCCTTCGTTCAGTAGCGTGACTCCCGTAATCGCCAGGTTGGGGGCTGTGAATGTCGGATTAGCCCCCGTGTATGGAAATGTAAACCCGTTATTCGAAAGAACAATCGAAGTAAATGTCGCAGCCAGACCCGACGACCATGCAGCATTCGTGAATTGGTATGTCAGCGTCGTGGGATAGGTTGTTGTGTTTCCAGACATAAAGGTTGTTCCCACTGGCGTTGTTACATTCCAGACGACCCCTCCTATTGGTGTTCCACTTGCGATTCCGAGAGTAATAGAGAACTGGCGAGTTGCTCCCGCATCCGCTGTTGTTGGGATTGAGACGACGAGGTTTGGAGTGGTGACCGTATTTGTATTTGAAGTTACAGACAGCCCAGTATCCTGCGTCACAAACTTTACTTGGCGCGCATATATCGTAGCCTTCACAATCGGGAAGGTATAGGCTGTGATGGCGTTCGAAGCAACTGCTGCTGGCGAGTTCATCAGTGTCTCGGTGGTTCCCTCCAAGAGATACCAGAATCCTACCGTTGCCGCTGTTGCAGTGACACGAATCGTTGCCAATCCAGTATTCGTCAATAATGGAGCCACCGTAATTGTTGGAGCAGTTGTTAGGTAAGATGTGGTTGTTGGCGTAACCCCCCATAGGCCTTTATACTGTGTATTCAGTGTGATTGGGTAGTTTGTTCCTGGACTTATCACGAATGTTGCAGTGCGGCCAGTGGTAGCATTGCATGTTAGACTTCCAGCCGATATAGTGTAGAGAGGAGTTCCAATATCAGCCTCATTGTCCTGAGGATAATTGGTTAGAGCAGGCCAAGAAATGGTGAGATTTGACAGCTGCTGTGAGAATGTGAGTTGAGAAGGGGCTGGATTGGTTGGCACAAACATCGTAACCACTGGTGAAACTGAGTCTGCAGATTGTAAGTTGCAACCCCGAACACCTGATCCAAAAAATCTGTATGCCGATGTTGAGAATGCTTGAATGATGTAGGAATAATTTGAGTTGGCTCCAAATTGACCAAGAAGTCCATTGCTTAGGATTGTTATGCTTGGAGCTGTCGTTGCAGGAATATTCGCACGACCAAACCCACCTGCTGTTATCGGATTGTAATAGACATTGTAATACTCGGCTCCCACAACAGGTGGCCACGATAATGCTACCGAACATGCGTTGTGGGTAACCGTGATTCCAGATGCAGCCACGGGTAGTGTCGGCACTGGAAATGGAATTCCATTAGCAGGAGATGATCCATTGGGTCCATCGTTGATTGATGCAGAACCAGTTGTAAGAAACGCGGAAATCGTATAGGAGAACCCTAAACTGACGTTGAGTGTATAGTTGCGCGAATCTGTCTTATAATTTAGACGGTTAGACTGAACGTTTGTCGATGATGGAACGCCAGCATTCGTCTGACCATACCCCACAGCGAGTAACCACATATAGTTCGTGCCAGCCGTCTGTTGAGGAACAGTCACCGTCAATGTCTCCGCACTCAGAGTGGACTGAGCAATCGATACAGTCGTGCCACTTGGAACAATGTAGTCTAGCGACGACGGAAATCCGTAAATTGCGTTTGAGTATCCAACTGGATTAAACGCTGTCACGGAAATTGACAGAGTGCCCGCGCTAGCATCAAAGTTCGTTACTGTCTGTGAATTTCCTACAACATTAAATGATTTATACGGATAGTTAACATTGGGGATCCTCGGAGAAACTTCTACCAAGTAACTTGGAATGATTGTTGTTGCGGGCGAGGTATAGATTACCGAAGACTGCCAGTTTATCGTAAAGCTACTTCCCTGACCTACCGCACTCAGTATACCGTTTCCTGGAGCCGTTGGTTTATACAGTTGAATCGGAGTCGTCGTGTTCGTGGTTACCGTATTGCCGTTCGTGCCGTTCCATGACGGGATAACAGTGTAAATGTAAGGCTTTCCAACTATATTGGCTTCATTGCTCACAACCGTATACGAAATATAACTTCCGACCTGGTTGTAAGTTGCAGAGAGGGTTATGCCGTTGTAGATAGGCGAGTGAATGAGTGCGGGTCCCTGCTTGAACACTGGGTTCATTGTGAGCCCCCATTTGTTGGCAAGGTAAGTTGTGACCTGTGTCATCTGGAGCGGATTCAGGTTCGAATTGTAGTGTATGAGTTCTGCAACAAGACAGCTTCCATATCCTCCAGTGTTGAGTCCATTGACGTAATAGGTCCCCGTCTTGGTTTGAAGACCTGAAGGAGTTCCAGGATTTGAATTACATGGCGACCCGTTGAAAGTAAAGTTTTGTGCGGTAGTTCCTCCGTTGTAACCAACCGTGAAGATAAACCAGTTTTCGGTTCCAGGTAATGGTGCAGGGTCCCCATTTGGCTGACGATAATCGGGATCCGTTGTGGCAAACGACGGACCTACATAGAGAAGACCCCAGTTTCCAGTTTGGAAGTAATTCAACCATGCTGCCCCCCCTGACAATGCTGGGTTCGTAAAACCTGTCATATACGACCCCGAAGTTACCCTCGCCACCGCAAATGCGGTAAAGGAGTTAGACCATACAAAGTTGGGAATCGACATGCGATTGTATCCCATAACGAGGGCAGACAGATTGTTGAGGGTAGTTGAGCCGATCGTTCCTTCAAGCTTCGTGGCTACATATCCGTTCGTAGACTTATCTGTCCATGTGGTTATCGCCCCACTTACACGACCAATCTTTGTCTGATCCGCTGCATCCAGCCACAGAGAACACCCTGCTATACGCGTTGGGGTAAACGACGCGTCATTCACCCACTGGTTTGAAGGAGTTATGTAGTTAGTAGGATCGGGGAACAAGAGATTGCTATACAGGTAATTGTCTCTTAAACTGAACACGCAATTTGATCCTCCAACATCCTGTGGCCAGGTCACCGTATTGTCTTGGCCTACGTTGGTGAAGGTCACAAATGGTATGAACGGCTGATAGACTTTCCAAGACTCCTCAATCGAGTCCGTGCTTGTGACATTTGATGCCGATGTCCTAAACAGGGATACACTGTATGTCTCTCCTACTACACCTGTGAATGTATCTCCAGGAAGAGCAAACAGGTTCGAGTAAATGACTGTTCCACGTTGTGCGACGTTCGATACGTAGAACGAGTATCCAAACGTAGACTCTGGTGTCCAAGTCACTGATACGCGCGTTCCAATGTTGGAAAGTATAATAGGTCCAGTTGGCGCGCTCGGAATCTCAATGGTTTCCGTTCGCCCTACACCTCTGCTCGTAACATTGGTAGCCGAAACCGCAAACGCCGATACGTTGTAGGTATGTCCAAGTATTCCAATAAAGGTTGCAGTTCGTGTAAAAAGACCTGGCTGCGAACTGGTGAGTATTGGCGGGTCCACTGACATATCGTAGGCTGTGAACGCATAGGTTGACGCATTTGCGGTTACAGAGGACCACGAGACAGTTACGAGAGCATTGTTGTAACGGAAATCAATGGCCGAAGGGGCAGCAGGTTCAATGAGCTGGATTTGCCGACCGACTGTTGTGCTGGGAATGCCGTTGAAGAATGCAGTTGTGGATATGTTGTAAGTAAACGCGGCTGTCGATGTCGTCACCCGCCAAGACGAAAACGCGCTTGTTGTAATGATATTGCTTAACACCGAGGCTGCTGCTGTAACAGCTCTTACCGAAACATCAAAGGACGAAAACGCCTGGTTTGCACTGTAATTGGCCGTAATGATATTTCCGATATTGAAGAGGGGTTCGACTGTGAGAACTGGGCGTGCATTGCTGATTTGCACAGCTGAGTCATCCCCATTGATTCCCTTATACCTTCCCGTCACCGTGATGGCATACGTCGTATCAAGAGATCCGTTGAAGATTAAAGTGCTCGATGTTGTCGTTAAAGACTGTTCAATCCTTCCTGTGGTTCGGTTGCGTGAGGTGCCCGTATATACTGCCCCAGGTGCGTTTATCTCGTCTGGTATCCAAGACGCCTCCATTAATGCATAATATCTTCCAGTCGCATTATCTGTTGCTCCCGAGTTCGTGACGGTTAGGAAGTCTACAACGGGTTGATACAGTGTAACAACTGCTGATGCATCGGTCACCAGTGCACTTCCGACATTGTTGTTTGTGGCTTCTACCGAAAACTGGTATGTTTCTCCTGGCTCTCCTATAAACTGTATTAATAATCCCGATTTATACTGGGTTGCTAGTGGAAACGCTTGAGTTGATACGTAAATTGTGTATCCGCCATTCGGATCTGCATTTGCGTTTCCTATATTGTTCTGGGCCGCCTTGTCCCATGTTACAGTCACGGTTGTTCCCGAATAGGTTGCCACTACACTATCCGTAGGAACAGGGTTAGTAATCAGAGGAAGCTGAATAGTTCCTGACGGACTCGCAACGATACTTGGAAGGCCGCAAAGGGTCGCAATCAAACTAAAGTTATATGTTATGCCCCTCGTTCCGAGTGTAGGAATAGTGAATACCGTCCTATCACCTCCAGAAATTGTCCATGAACTAGCACTTGGGAAAAAGTTATTATTTGTTTCAGTGAGCGTATACGTGTCTGCGTTGCGAAGACGGCTATCCGTTGCCAACGGCCCATAGCTCATATTTGCCGTTATCGCATAGTTTCCGTTAAACCCAATACCGTTAAAGACTGGAGGAGCAGTGAACAGCTTGACAGAATTGGTGGAGGCTACCGCCGCGTCGCTCTGAACAAGTCCACTGTTCGTTGCGGTTACGCGTGCAGTATATGTGGAGTTTGAAGCTCCGTTCTGAAATGCAAGCGAGGTTTCTCCTGCAGCTGATGTCGATCCTCCAATATTAAATCCATTCTCATCAATTCCAACCACACTGAACGATGCATTTGGCTGACGGTTATCTGGTGTCCAACGAGCGAACAACTGCGTATTCGAGTAGTAAATGAATACGCCTGTTGGAGGATACGTATACACAAATGCAGATAACCCTGTAGCAACTGCCGATGAAAGTCCATTAGATAATGCAAGAACTTCAAACCTGTAAAATACCTTGTCGCTTGGAGTCGTCACTGCGTTCGTAGTGTATGATGTATCTAGGCCTACATTTGAGAATCCAGTTGTTGACATAACAGATGGACCCAGTGTCTGACGGATAGCATATGTGGCACTCAGGGTATTGGGTGTCCATGATATAAACAGATTTGATCCAACATTGGTGATCACAACATTCGTTGCCGAGGGAGTAAACACTCTCGTTTCAGGCCCTGGGCTACTTGGAGGTGAAGAAAGACCCTTGTAGATGGATGTCACTGTGAACTGGTAACTGAGTCCTACCGATGCCGTTAGCGTGACCGAGTTAATTGTTCCGTCAACAATCGACGATAATGTTCTACCGACTGTGTCGTAGACGAAATATGAATTTGGCCCACTATTTCCGTCAGGCTGGGGAGCAGCCGACCAAGTAACTGTAATATTTGAGTTCGAATACGTGGTCGTCGGCACTGATGGGGTCTCATTGACATACGTGTATACCGAGGACAGTGTAGTGGCAGGCCCTTGAATTCCCTTGTAGCTAGCATTCACCTGGAACGTATAGAGCGATATCGTATTTGTCAGAGTGAGGGTTGATACGGTAGTTCTTGTTGAGAAAGACTGTCCTGAACAGAGTTCGGTGACAATGTAGTCAGTTATTCCTGAAAAAGGGTATGGAGACCAAGAAATCGTATACTTGTTGCCAAAAATTGATTGAGATACATTCGTGAGAGCTACAGTTGACAAGGTTACCAAGGGAGATGTCGTATTGGTTCCCGAAATTCCGTTCAGGAGTGTTCCTACTACGAACTGATACGTATTGGATAACGAAACGTTTGTAATATTTACTGTGTTTTGCCCAGGATTGAGAGTAGGAATCGCGACTGCTGGTCCACGCGTCTGAGATACAGAATAGATATAGTTGGCTCCCAGATTGTTCCAGGCGAGTGTGATTGTACTTCCAGTGTAATCGATCGTTACAGGCGCTGCTGACAGAGTTGTCAGCGTAATAGTTGCCGTTGATACATACGTGCTGTAAAGGATAGACGGAGACGGCGCAACAGATGTTGATTGTGTCGCGATCTCAAATGTGTAATTGGACTCCTGACTTCCCGTGAACGTAACTGTTGGGAAGTTTTTAGGAATATTGGACTGTGGCGGTAGTTGTCCGTTCTTCTCCCTGATTCTGAATAGATACAAGGGATCAGAAGACCAAGTTACCGTAATTGCTGTTCCATTGTATCTTACAGCTGAACCCGTTGGCTCAGGCAAGAAAATATTGCACGTTGTGGTCTTGGCGCTTGCGGTGCTGAGTAGATTCTGGGCTACATTGCACGAGTATACGTATCCAACATATGAGAGACCATACGCGGCAGTGAACGTATTCACAGTCGTTAAGGGTATAGGCACTGTTGCCCCATTGTTTGACGAGTATGTGTAGTAGTAGGTGACACCCTGTGTAGGCGATGCACTGGTTACGTTAATGATACCTCGGTATGTCGATCCAAAATCCGCAGTCGAGATCGTAATCGACGCACCCAGCGGAGCGAACGGAATTGCAGATATACTGATCGTTGGTCCTGACAGGGTTACACTGTTCATCAAGGCAGACGATGACAGCGTATACACTGCTCCTCCCGATACGGTGAATGAATACCTCTGGGCAGTTGTGGACGCAATCGTCTCTGTGGCAAGCTGATTATTTCCCGAGAAAACAAAGACTGTCATATCTGCATTTGAGTTCAGCCCTACATTCAGGGTTGCACTCAGGGTGTAGTTTCCTGTCGTGGGGTTGGGGTTAATCAACGACGCAGTGAGTCCAGAAAACGGGTAGGGACGACCCGCTTCTCGTTCTGGCGACGATACTGGCTGATTCTGACTTGAAATATCTAGACGGGTGGTGTAAGCCTTGAAGTAGTAATTGAAATGATTTGAGAGGTTCGGGTAGCGGAAGGTGTAGGATGTAGGAATTGGGGGGGCAGCGGGAATACGCCGAGGAGTTGCAGCGGCAACCGTTAATCCCCACTTATTGGCAAGGTAGCTCTCGATGTTCTGGCGCTGCACTGTTGTGAGAGCCGTGTTGTAGATGAGGACTTCGCTGATGTATCCTGTATACTGTGGAGTTCCTTGATACTGGACAATTCCTCCAATGCGATACCTTGCAATATTAAAGTTTCCAGTTGAAATGACACTTGGTGTAGGAGTTCCGTTGAGATAGGAGATTCCAGTTGTTCCGTCAATCCGATAATCCATAATATACGGAGTATTTACGGGCTGAACAAATCTGGTGACATCTGGATTTCTAAACCCATACACCTCTCCTCCAACAAATTCTACAAGAAGTCCAGTTATTCCATCATCATCCCCTAGAGTTGTCGGAGCCATGCTGAGAACGCGCGTGTAATTTGGGTTTATTACAGTTGTTTGTGCAGGCTGTTGCATCACCATAAATACGGTTGCGCTTAATCCTGTGTTTGTGGTCAACCCATCAAACCACGACCTTCCAATAAAATTCATGGTAGGTCGGCTGTTGAGTCCAGTGCTAATGATAGTTGGTGGTGGATTCTGAGTAATCACAACGATTCCGATGGACCCATCCGTATTGGCTGCACCCCCATTACCATAAAACTCAATTCGAGATCCAGCTGAGGCATTTAGAGATATATTTCCAGGACTGCCGATGGTAATGCTACCGCTGCCCGCCCGACCACCCGCACCGCCACCG